TTACAATATAATATGCTATACATTGATGCTAAGTACGCCAACATGCTTGCGCCTCGCTTGCGCAACTTTAAGCAGAAGAAAGATTATCTCTGGAACTATTCCTGCCCAGTCTGCGGCGATAGTACCACAAACAAACTAAAGGCACGTGGCTTCATCTATCGAAAGAAGTCAGACCTGTTTGTGATGTGCCACAACTGCGGGTACGGTACAAACATTGGTAACTTCATCAAGTTTGTCGATCAAACACTCTACGATGAATACGTCATCGAACGATATAAGTCTGGCACCGTAAGGTATCATTCTCATAAGGATGTCACACCCCTGTTCAAAGAGGAGCGTAAACCAGAAGTTGTATTGGAAGACTCAGTGTTGAAAGACCTGAAGCGTTTGGATAAACTTCCAGAAGACCACCCTGCAGTCAAGTATGTTCTAGATCGAAAGATCCCCAAGGACAAACTTGAACTGATGTATTTCTGCACGAAGTTTAAGAAGTGGACCAACAGCGTACACTTCAAGTTCTCCAATGAAGAGAACGACCATCCTCGTCTAATCTTTCCATTCTTCAATGCTCATGGTAAAGTATTTGCGTTTAGTGGTCGTGCCTTTGGTCCAGAGGAACCTAAGTATTACACCATCAAGCTACAAGAGGATGCTGACAAGGTTTACGGTCTGGAGAGGGTTGACTTTGCTAAGCACATCTATGTTGTGGAGGGTCAGGTAGACTCTTTGTTCCTACCGAACTGTATTGCGGTGGCAGGTGCCAGTTTCGACATCGATACGATCCAAAAGATCAAGACGAACTGCACGGTGGTTATGGATAACGAACCACGCAACAAAGACATCTGCAAGCAATTGAATAAATACATCACCGCTGGCTATAAAGTGTGTATGATGCCTGAGACGGTGGAACAAAAAGATATCAATGAAATGGTAATGTCTGGAAAGACAATCGAAGAGGTTGTAGATTTAATAAATACAAACTCATATAGTGGCTTAGAAGCGCAAATGCATTTTGCGTCATGGAAGAAATGTTGAGGTAGAATATGGACGTGAAACTTATTAGTTACAGTAAACCTTCTCGTGAGATGTACGAAGAAGGATTGATGGATATCCAAGAACTGGTTGCATTCTGTGCACGAGTTAGTAACCCATCGAATCAAATGAATATGGCAACAGCGGATAAACTTATCCGTTATCTCATTAACAACAAACATTGGTCACCACTAGAAATGGTGTCCGCATGTCTTGAGGTGACCACCACTCGAGACATTGCTCGCCAGATGTTGCGTCATCGCTCTTTCTCTTTTCAAGAATTCTCTCAGCGTTATGCTGACCCGACACAAGATCTAGACTTTGTCCTCCGAGAGGCACGTCTTCAAGATACTAAGAATAGACAGAATTCAATCGAGACAAGTGATGCGGAACTTCAGGTATGGTGGAATGCTAAACAGCAATTTATCATCAACTACGTAAAAGAGACTTATGCCGAAGCTATCGCAAAAGGATTAGCCAAGGAACAGGCAAGAGCAATTCTGCCTGAGGGAAACACAGTATCTCGACTATACGTAAACGGTACGCTACGTTCATGGATTCACTTCATTGAACTTAGAAGCGGACACGGCACACAGAAAGAACACATGGAAGTTGCACGAGAGTGCGCAAGAGTTATTGCCGAGGTATTCCCTATGGCATCAGAGTTCGTAAATAATAATTAAAATTGGAGTAAGTATGCAAGATATTGTGCATGGCATAAGGGTTGACTATTCGCGTGATGAATTGTTCGACGTGTTGGGAAAGATCCGACTACGTGAATCCTACATGAAGGAAGAAGAACAATCGCCACAGGAGAGGTTTGCGTTTGTGTCCAGTACCTTTGGTAGCAATCCTGAACATGCTCAGAGATTGTATGATCACGCAAGCAAGCATTGGTTGTCCTACTCTACGCCCATCCTATCATTTGGTCGTAGCAAACGTGGCATGCCAATCAGCTGCTTTTTAAACTACATCGAAGACACTGCGGAGGGACTAGTTGATAACCTTAGCGAAACTAACTGGCTTAGTATGCTTGGTGGCGGCGTTGGCATTGGTTTTGGTATTCGCTCTGCTGATGACAAATCTACTGGCGTTATGCCCCACCTTAAGATGTACGATGCGTCCTCTTTGGCTTATCGCCAAGGTCGCACTCGTCGTGGCTCTTACGCTGCTTATCTTGACATATCTCACCCTGATATTATTCCATTTCTAGAGTTGCGTAAACCAACTGGCGACCAGAACATGCGTTGCTTGAATCTACATCACGGCATTAACATCCCTGATGCGTTCATGGAAATCATTGAGCGTTGCATGATCGACCCGAATGAGGACGACAGCTGGCAATTGGTTGACCCACATAGTGGTGAACATCGTGAGACTGTATCGGCACGTGAGTTGTGGCAGAAGATTCTAGAGTTGCGTATGCAAACTGGCGAGCCATACCTGCACTTTATCGATGAGTCTAACCGCAAGTTGCCTCAGTGGTTGAAGGACAAGGGTTTGAAGGTTCATCAGTCTAACTTGTGTTCAGAAATTATCCTACCAACAAACGAAGAACGTACAGCTGTTTGTTGTTTGTCTTCATTGAACTTGGAGTACTACGATGAATGGAAAGACCATCCTACTTTCTTGCGTGATGTCGCTGAAATGCTTGACAATGTTCTTGAGTATTTCATTCTTCATGCACCTTCCTCCATTGAACGTGCAAGGTATTCTGCCATACGTGAGCGCAGCATTGGTGTCGGTGCTTTGGGTTTCCATGCTTACCTTCAGCGAAACAATATTCCCTTCGAAGGAGTAATGGCTAAGGTAGCGAACCGTTCGATGTTCAGTAAGATAAGGATTAAGCTAAATGAGGCAAATAGACAACTTGGATCTGAAAGAGGCGAAGCGCCAGATGCAGCTGGTACTGGTTTACGTTTTAGTCACCTTATGGCTATTGCTCCCAATGCTTCTTCTTCCATTCTTATGGGCAATACTAGTCCTAGCGTTGAACCTTATCGTGCCAATGCTTATCGCCAAGATACTCTATCAGGCTCTCACCTGAACAAGAATCGTTATCTAGATGCAATCATCAAAGGAGCATGTGAAAATGACACTAAGTTGGAGTATAACGAAATCTGGAGCAGTATCATCGCCAACGATGGCTCCGTTCAACATCTCACCTTCCTTGACGAACTACAGCGTGATGTCTTTAAAACATCCATGGAAATTGACCAACGATGGGTCATTGAGCATGCAGCTGACAGACAAGAGTTCATTGACCAAGCACAATCGATCAACGTTTTCTTCCGACCAGACGTCAACGTCAAGTATCTACATGCTGTCCATTTCCAAGCATGGAAGCAGAAACTCAAGACGTTGTATTACTGCAGATCTGAAAAGATTGGTAAAGCAGATAAAGTCTCTAAGAGAATTGAGCGAGAAGTTATCCAAGAGATCGACTTGAGAGCATTGGCTGAAGGTCAAGACTGTCTAGCGTGTGAGGGATAAATGGAACTGCAAGAGACTGAAAAGCAGAGATTGAATGAAGCAATGGTCAACGAAAGTTGGCTATTCATGGAAGATGCCATGCCAGTTGACTTTGGCTGGGATCTTCCTGTATACTATCTACAGTATTGCGCAGATAATGAGATTGGTAGCCCCAACGGTATCATGAGTTATCAACTGCAAGGTGCAGAGAACATCAAGGATATCAATGGTGTTATCGAAGAGCTAAATAAACACCTGCGCCATAAAGTGAACGGCGCAGACATTCTATTGAGTTTTGCCAAGAGATCAGTTAGCCAACCACTAGACACTGAACCACATAATGTATTGCTGTGGCAAGTGTTGGGTGTTGCTGAGCTTACTGTGTTTATCGACGGCAACAAGATAACTAGAGAATTGAATCAAGGCGATATGGTTTATCTTCCATGGAATCAGGAGCATGAAGTTACTCCTGTTACCGCAAGAGCAACTGTGTCGTTTGGACTAGAAACACCTAAGGAGATTATCGATGGAGCATAACGAAGACGAGATGGCAGCAGTCCAGTTGAATGGATTGATTGAGAAAGAAATTGCTGTCAAAGAACTTATCCCTTCGCTTGGTGCAGATTATGGTATGGAAGACTATGAGTACGCTGATGTTACTTACAAGTACTTTATCGCCAACGTGGACGATGAGACTGTTGCAATCAGCCAGTTGAAGATTCTCGAAACGCCAGACGAAGAACAAAAACAACACCAAGAGCAAGCCACTTTCCACATCCAAAAAGATGCATTCAAAGTGTTTGCTGAAATGATTGCTGAGTTTTCAGCATCGAAAGAATAAAATGGTTAAGAAAGAAAAACAAAAAGTAAAACTAACAGACGACCGTTCGTCGTTTAAACCATTCCACTATCCATGGGCATATGAGGCATGGCTAATGCACGAGCAGTCACACTGGATGCACACCGAAGTGCCTATGGCTGAAGACGTCAAGGACTGGAAGAACAAGCTAACTGAACCACAGAAGCACTTCTTGACTAACATCTTCCGCTTCTTTACGCAAGGCGACATTGACGTTGCTGGTGGTTATGTCACCAACTACCTACCACACTTCAAGCAACCAGAAGTGCGCATGATGTTGTTGGGTTTCGCAGCACGTGAAGCACTACATATTGCAGCATACAGTCACTTGATCGAGACTCTTGGTATGCCAGACAGCACTTACGCTGAGTTCCTTGAGTATGCAGAAATGCGTGAGAAGCATGACTACTTCATGGATCTATCCCTAAAGGATGGCACCACTGAATCCGTTGCAACTAACATCGCTGCTTTCTCTGCTTTCACTGAAGGTATGCAGTTGTTCAGTTCGTTCATTATGCTCTTGAATATGCCACGTCATGGTTTGATGAAGGGTATGGGGCAGATCGTTACTTGGTCTATTGTTGACGAAACTCAACATGCTGAGAACATGATCAAGCTATTCCGCACTTACATTGAAGAGAACAAGGAAATTTGGAATGACGACCTTAAAGGAAAGATTTACACAATTGCTGAACGGATGGTTGAGCTCGAAGATAAATTTATTGATCTTGCTTTTAGCATGGGCGACATGCCAGATCTTACTCCTGAAGACGTTAAGCGCTATATTCGCTACATTGCTGATCGTAGGCTTATTTCCCTTGGTCTTAAAGGAATTTTTAAAGTTAAACGCAACCCGCTACCGTGGGTAGAGGAAATGATTAACGCACCAACTCATGGTAACTTCTTTGAGAACCGTGTGACCGATTATGCCAAAGGTGCACTGAAAGGTGACTGGCAAGACGTTTGGGGAAAGGTAGCATAATGGCAACTACAAAGGCATTCGAGTGTGAAGATTGTGGAGCAATCGGCAACATTAAATTAAAGGGTGACGAGTACAAACATCAGGACGTGGTGTTCTGTCCAGTTTGTGGTCACGATATTTTTGAAGAGGAAGACATAGATGAGGATTCTTAAATTTCAAGCTACATGGTGTGGACCATGTAAAGCATTATCAATGGTTGTTGCTAACGCTGCTGACAAACTAACAGTGCCAGTCCAAGAGATTGACATTGAAGCTGATGAGGCAGTTGCCATTCGTTACGGTATCCGTGGTGTTCCAACCATGGTATTGCTTGATGATAACGACAAAGAAATTGCTCGCAAGGTTGGTTTGGTCGACGAGCAACATCTTCTAGAATTTGCTTCTCAGAGGTGATGATAAATAGTCCATTATGTGGACTTATCAAAACCAAATTGTAGAAGAATTACCAGAAGACTGTGTGGGGTTTGTGTATAACATCACAAACCTCATTTCAGGTAGACAGTACATCGGCAAGAAGTTGTCGAAGTTTTCAAAGACCAGTTACAAGACTGTGACTCTGAAGAACGGTACGAAAAAGAAAAAGAAGATCAAGTCAAAGATCGACTCAGATTGGATGACTTACTATGGTTCAAGCATTGAACTAAACAAGGATGTAGAATCACTTGGCAAAGATAACTTCAAGCGTGAGATTCTATACTATTGTAACTCAAAGGCACTGTGTTCATACATAGAAGCCAGAGAACAATTCACAAGAAAGGTGTTGGAGTCAGACGACTACTACAACGGACAAATCTCCGTTCGTGTTCATGGCTCACATATCAAAACTAAATTATGATGACATACTTACTACTATCAACAGCGTTAACTCTTTCTGCCATCGCAGCTTACTATGCAGTAGCTGGTCTGATGGCAATTTTCGCTGCGTCTGCCATCCCCATTATGATTATGGGTGGCACACTAGAAGCATCCAAGCTAGTTGTGGCTTCTTGGTTGTACAGAAATTGGAAACAGATTCCCTTTCTGATGAAGAGTTACTTCACCACCGCATTAGTGATTCTGATGTTGTTAACAAGCATGGGCATCTTTGGCTATCTGTCAAAGGCACACTTGGATCAGGCAATCCCATCGGGAGATGTTGCCTCTAAATTGAATTTAATAGATGAGAAAATCAAGACACAAAAAGACAACGTTGACACGTCACGCAAAGCCATCCAACAAATGGATGCTCAAGTCGATCAAACTCTTTCGAGAAGTGATGATACCAAGGGTGCTGAACGTGCCGTTGTTATCCGTAGACAGCAACAAAAAGAGCGAGCAATCCTCTTGGCAGACATCGGCGCTGCCCAAAAAGAAATCGCCAAACTAAACGAAGAACGTGCTCCGATTGCAGCTGAAGTGCGTAAGGTAGAAGCTGAGGTTGGTCCAATCAAGTACATCGCTGCATTGCTGTACGATCAAACTGACGAAGGTATGCTAGAAAAGTCTGTGCGTATCGTTATTATCATGATCGTGCTGGTATTCGATCCGTTGGCTGTGTTAATGCTGATCGCTTACAACCGTGAAGTGCGTATGGAAGAGGAAAGAAATCGACCACCAGACATTAATCTGGGTTCGATTCCAAAGGTCAAGTCTTACGTTAGCCCAAAGACCCATATCGTTGTCCCACCTCCAGTATCGGAGCCAGCAGTCGACTTAACTGCGTTTGTAGAAGAAGTACCTACTGAGCCAGCACCATTCTACATCGACCCTAAAGTTGAGGAAGTTCAAGCCGATCCTATTGTGGAGCCACAAGAACAGTGGTCTCCAGAACTTTATGTGCACGGTGTTCCTCCTCAAGAAACAGCCCTTTTCCTAAATAAAGTTCAGGAGATCGTTTCTACACCAACTACACCAGAAACGGCTACCACAGAACCAGAGGTTAGTGAGGAATTCACTATCTCCTCCGACGTCAAAGAGATTGTTAAGTCTCCTAGACACGGAAGACCCGAAAGGTTCAAGTAAACTGACTTGAAAGATGGCAATCTACCTTTGTTATTCATTACTATGGAGCAACCCAGAAATAGAATAACAAAGGGTAATCATGGATCCGCTAACACTATTTGCGTTAGCCAATGGAGCAGTAAGTGCAGTCAAGGCTGGATGTAAACTCTATAAAGACATAAAAGGTGCAGCTGGGGAAGTTAAAGACGTACTTAAAGATCTCGACGATCAATTCAAGAAACTACATCCACCTGAGAAACCTGCGACTGTTGAGCAACGCAACCAATTCGTCAAAGAAAAGAATCAAGTCATTGAGCTTAACAAGAAAGCCAATGAAGGACAACATCAAGGTATCTACCAAGAAATTGGGGATCACCTTGGTACGTATTATGATAACTTCTATAAGTGCATGGCAATTATGGAAGAAGAAGAGCGACGTGCCGAAACCGAAGTTTATACAGGCGATGCCTCTTTAGGTAAACGTGCCTTACAACGTGTTCTAATGCGCAAGCAGTTAGAACAAATGTCAGTCGACCTACGTGAGTTGATGGTTTACCAATCACCTCCCGAACTAGGTGCTCTCTACACTGAAGTAGAAGAGATGATGAAAAAGATGGGTGCCACTCAGCGCATCCTGATCTCCAAAAGAATGCGTGAAGAACAACGTGCTTCTATACGAAGAAAGCAACGTCTGATAAAGCTGCGCACAGAGATCGCCATTGGAATTGCTGGAATAGTCATGGCATTCTGTATTGGTATGATATTCGTTTATGTCATTAATGATCGAATAGAAAAATACCCGCACTTAGGGACAGGTTGGATCCCTAAGACAGAATACCAAAGACAATTGGACGCTGCTCCAAAGAAATGGACAGGCAGATAATCATGGCGACATTAAAAAAAAGATGGGACGAGATACTTAAATATAGCGTGGCACTCGCAACAGTTTTGTTCATGGTTTTTTGTGGGTTAGGTTTACTGTTGGTAGTTGGTGCAGCTGTTATTGTAACTAAGATCCTGTGGTTCATAAAATAGGACACTCAATGACACCATCGCAACTAGCTGATAAATATGCATATTGGTACCTACAATGGTACTTTGCACCTTATTTTGTATTAGGAGGAAAAACGAATGAGTTCTCAATCTGTAGACCAGAAACCCGAAGCTAAACCACTATCACGCTCAGAGCGTGAAGCACTTATCAAAGACAAAGCAGGTTTCGTTATCGTTATCATGGCTTTGTTCTTGGCAGGTAACACATACCTAGCGAACGGATTCAGCGGTACTGCCCAAACCAAATTGCTACAAGCATCAAACACTTATGGCTTCTATCAGTCCAAGTCTATCAAGCAATCTATTGCTGAAGGGCAGTTGGAAGAAGCTAAGGCTAAGGGCAATCAAGAACGTGTAGCCAAGCTACAAAGCAAAATTGATCGCTACGAATCTGAGCCAGCAACTGGCGAAGGTAAGAAAGAGTTGCTTGCAAAGGCACGTGCTCAAGAAGCTGAACGTGAAGCAGCAAGAGCGCATGGACCATGGCTAACGTTTAGTGGTATGTTGTTCCAGCTGGCGATCGTCTTGTTGTCTGCATCTATTCTTGCCGTCAATATTCGAATGTACTGGGCTAGTTTAGGTGTGGGTGCGCTTGCTGCGCTCATCATGGCTCAGGGATACTGGCTAGTGATTTAAGCCTTCAAAACCCTCTAGTCTAGAGGGTCTTCGGCGTTGTTTTTACGCAACGAATAACCCCACCTTGTGTGGGGTTTTGTCATTTAGTTGTTGTCGTTTATTCCAAAGTGCTGTATAATAACTACAGTTGATTAGGAAAGGTAAACGAAATGTGGAATGACTTTACGGATTTTGAGATTGCAGAACTAGCGTTCAAGTATAATCTCGACTCTACAGTAAAGTTTGACTTGTCTAAAGACTATTTCAAACTGGCGAATCGTGGCGAAGTTGAGTGTTTGATTGAAGAAGCTGAGTACCACTTGGCATTTGATAAGGAATCAGTATGAGTTTATTGACTGTTGGCAACCCTAAGTTGATGAAGGGTACGAAGAAAGGTTACTTGTCTTCTGTGTTGCACTTTGCGCCAGCTGACTTGTCTGGCAAAGAAGTTTGTCCAAAGCGCACTGCTGGCTGTACAGCTGCATGCCTGAACACTGCTGGACGTGGTGGTATCTTCAAGAAGGGTGAGACCACTAACGTGATTCAGCAAGCACGTATCCGTAAGACAAAATATTTCTTCGAGGATCGTCGTGCATTCTTGAATGAGTTGACAGTTGAGATTGTCAAGACAGTTGCTAAGGCTGAGAAGCTGGGGTTGATTCCTGTCTTTCGTTTGAATGGTACTTCAGACTTGGCATGGGAAAAGTACGAAGTGGCAGCTGGAAAGAATATTTTCCAGATGTTCCCTAACGTGCAATTCTACGACTACACCAAAGTCAATAACCGTAAGGTTTCTCACATCGGTAACTACCACCTGACTTTCAGCAAAGCAGATGGTAACGACATGGACGTGCGCATTGCCTTGTCCAACGGCATGAACGTGGCTGCAGTATTCCACGAAGTGCCAGAGACTTATCTTGGTCGCAAAGTCATCAACGGTGATGAAACAGACTTGCGTTTCTTGGATGAGAAGAATGTGATTGTTGGTCTGAAGGCTAAAGGTAAAGCCAAGAAAGACACAACTGGTTTTGTAATTTAATAGGAGATAGACATGGGTTTAGATATGTACCTGAGCAACAAGGTTTACTTGAGCAAATACATGGACAAGGATGATTCGCAACGTGTCGAAAAGATCAACGATGTGTTTGGTCTTGCTGGTGATGAAGACGGTGACTACGGTGCTAAACAAGTAGAATTCCGTGTAGCGTACTGGCGCAAGGCTAACGCTATCCATGCATGGTTCGTGAAGAATGTGCAGGAAGGTAAGGACGAATGTCAAGAGTCTTGGGTCTCACGAGAGCAGCTGGAAGAATTGGTCGAAACGTGTAAACAGGTTATTGAGAAACCTGCGATGGCGCTCAACTTACTGCCACCACAGTCTGGTTTCTTCTTTGGTGGCACTGATGTGGACGAATGGTATCTCCAAGACTTGGAGCACACCGTAAAGACCTTAGAGAAGGCACTAGCTGAACCAACCTTCAAGAAGGGTGACTTCTACTACCAAGCAAGCTGGTAATCCCCTCAAATCGGTAGGGTTATTGGTTGACAAATATTGCAAGTTGATGTATAATAACTGTACTGATTAGGAGAAAAGATGACTTACGATACATACGAACAAGGTGCGAATGACGCTAGGGTTGATTTAAGCGAAGGCTGGGTGCCTGAGTTTATCACAGCGTCTGCTATCCGCAACCAACTACAAAAGATGGTTGGTGCCACTGAAGAATATATCCAAGGTTATCTGTCCGTTTTGGGGGAATGATGAGTCAAAGGTTTATCGAAAACGTAAGCAAGGATGATGTGAAGAATGGTCATCACTACGATCCAGGTCCAAACTCTATGCTGATTCGTATTCAGGATCCAGCCACTGAGTTTGGTCGTATCAAGTATCCCTTCAATGAAAGCTATGAGTTTGAATTCTTGGACGCTGAAGATACCGATGGGTTTCCTGATGAATGTAAGATTAGTGACGAACAAGCAGCTGAGATTGTTGGTTTGCTCCAACGTGCCATTGACTGTCATATGAACGTAGTGGTGCACTGCCACGCTGGCATCTGTCGTTCGGGTGCTGTGGTTGAAGTGGCAACAATGATGGGATTCACATCCACTGATCGTTTCCGTCAGCCAAACTTGCGAGTGAAGCACAAGATGATGAAAGTGCTTGGATTGACATACGACAGCGACGAGAAGACCACTTCGACTGGTGGTTATATTAGTAATGACGGCATTTGGTTGCCAAACAACTTTGGAGTTTGATAATGAATCTGAATAAGTTTTTCGAGAGCCTAGCTGCCAACGCATCACGCAATTTCAAAATTGAGCAACTAGAATTGAACCGCAATAACGAAACCCTACGTGAAGTTGTGCGCTTGGCTCTCGATCCCTTTACTCAATTCTACATTCGCAAGATTCCAAAGTACACTCCGAACGAACACTCAATTGGTGGACTTCAGAATGGTTTGGATATGTTGTTTGATTTATCGTCACGAACAGTTACGGGTCATGCTGCTATTTTCCATCTGACTACGATTCTTTCTGGATTAAGCGAAGACGACGCAAAGGTTATCGAACGTATTATCGCAAAGGATCTGAAATGTGGAGTCTCAGTGTCAACCGCAAACACCGTGTGGACTGGCTTGGTGCACGAATATCCAGTGATGTTGTGCAGCCAGTTCGAGCAAAAGTTGGTGGACAAAATCAAGTTCCCAGCTTACGTCCAACTCAAGATGGACGGCATGCGCTTCAACGCTATCGTCAAAGATGGTAAGTGCGAATTCCGCTCACGTAACGGTAAAGAGATTCAGCTGTTGGGTAACTTAGAAAAAGAGTTCATCGCAATGGCAGGTGACGTTGATTGCGTCTTCGATGGCGAGTTGCTTGTAATGCCTGAAGGTGACTATCAATTTGCAGATCGTCAAACAGGTAACGGTATCCTTAACAAAGCAAACAAGGGTACTATCTCTGAGAAAGAAGCTGCAACTGTCCACGCCACTGTGTGGGACGTTATTCCATACATCTTGTTTATTGAGGGTGAGTGTCCTGTTCCATACTCTACACGATTCGCATCGTTGGAGGTTTTGGTAAACAAGCAGCCAGCCAAAGACAAGAAGGTTTGGTTGGTGGCAAGCGAGATTGTCCAGACGCAAGAAGAAGCTAATACCATTTTCCAGAAATATCTTGATCAAGGTTTGGAAGGTACTATCCTGAAAGACGGTTCTGGTATCTGGGAAAACAAACGTGCCAAGCACCAGATCAAATTCAAAGGTGAGTTGGAATGTGACTTGAAGATTGTTGGCATCGAGATGGGTACAGGCAAGTACGAAGGTATGCTTGGTGCCATTATCTGCGAATCTGCTGATGGTGTTATCAAGACCAACGTTGGCTCTGGATTCAGTGACGCACAACGCAAAAGTCTCGGTGACGAGATCGTTGGTAAAATTGCTGCCATCAAATACAACATGCGCAGTAAAAACAAACAAGGAGAGGAATCTCTGTTCTTGCCTATCGTTTTGGAGATCCGTGACGATAAAGAAGTAGCAGACAGTTCCACTGACATCAAATGAAACCAACAGGTGAATTTTTCCAGTCTCTTGGTCAATACGTATACCAATACCTTGACAAAGAGACAGGTGTCCCATACTACACTGGAAAGGGTAACGGTGATCGTTGCTATTCCCACGTGGCTGATAAGGGATTCAACCCAGAAGACTGCTACATCGTGGCTAGAAATCTGGAGAAGTTTGAAGACAAGAAAGACTGGCAGTCGTTTTTGTTGGAATCGTATTTAATCACAACTCAAAATCCAGACGGCAATAGCGTCGCTGGTCATTACAAGGAATGTTTTACTATGGCTGCTCTGTCCTCTATGTTTGATGATTTTCAAATTGACCAACACGATATGTTCGAGACGTTTCCAGACTGGTACGTTGAAAACTACGATACATTCCGTGGCAAGCTGCGAGAGGTTAACATTAATGCCACCACTGCTTACTTCTTGAGTAATGCTCGACGTAAGATGTACATGATGTGGTGGTGGAATCATAGTTCAACGGATCCAATCAAAGTAACATTTGAGATTAATGCCAAAGGCGAAGAGTTGGTAGCACTGCAGAAGACTCTGAAAACTTGGATTAAGGGTGAGGGGTTTTCAAAGACCCACGCAGACGGTAAAGACCAGAAGATTGCCATCTTCTGTGATACCATTGAAGATGTGGTAAGGTTGTTCAACAACTTTATGGCTTAATTTTTTAGGAGTATATCATGGGTAAATTAGCAACAGTAATCGCAGCACCGATCGAAGGTTCACTGAAGAATGTAATCAACGTTGGAGACACCGTCATGGTCGTCACCACTGGCTACTCGCATCGTGTGCGTGTCACTAAAGGTAAGTATGTGGGCTATATCGAGAGCCAATCTTACTACGGTAAACATAAACGTGCTCGTATTGAGGTTGAGGAACAACGTTCATATCAGGTTAAACCTGATGGTACTCGCTTCGACTGGAACAAAGACTACAATTCAGCTACTTGGGAAGAAGTCAAACAAACTCTGACACGCCGATATGAACCATATATCCGCAAGGCAACTTTGAATCTGAACCGCATTGCGACAATCAAAGAGGCAGATCATGGAATCGTCGAAACTGTTGGAAAGCTGGTTTGACAAATAACAACGCATAGGGTATAATAAGTGTATGAAGATCGAACTTGAACAAACAAAGCCACGCAATTGGATTGCTCGTGATCTTCGCACACCCAAATATCATATGCGTGTTGTGAAGAGCAAGAAGTCTTACAAGCGTGTGACGAAAACTGAATTGAAGAAGGAGTTGGAGAATGCCTAATTGGTGCGATAACCGAATGACGCTAACGAACGATGACGTGTCCAAGATTGATGCGTTAGAAGCAGAGTTGCAAAAGAAGAATGACGAAGGTCGTTTCATGGCTCAAGTATTCAATCACCTTCGCCCACAACCAGCTGATGTTGGTGACGATTGGTATGGTTGGAACTGCACTAACTGGGGTACAAAGTGGGACGTGAATCTTATCGACTACGATCGTGCCGACGACAATACAATTACCATTTACTGCGACACAGCATGGTCGCCACCAATTGCATTGTACGAGTATCTGACTGAAGAAGGTTGGACTGTCGATGCTGTCTATCACGAATGCGGTATGTGCTACGCTGGCACTTATACTAGCGACGATGGAGATAACTACTATGAGTATGACATCACCGATTCTTATTCTATTGAAGAATTGCCATCAGAGGTTCAAGACTTTGCTGGTCTTGAAGATGCTCATGCGAATTGGAAAGAAGAAGCCATCAATGAGTATATGGGGGACTTGGACCGCACGGACTGGTTTCCTGCGAAAACGAAACCTGTCCATGTGGGACGGTATGAAGTTACTACTAAGGGTTGGAATTATCCACATTGGTGCGAGTGGACTGGTGAAAAGTGGCAACGCTGGAATGGCGACGACATCAAAGTCGCACAATGGCGAGGTCTGACCGAAGAATTCACAGACGTTAAATACCAAGAAATGTTGGACACAATTGCGGAGAACAACTGATGAAGGTTTACATCAACAAGTATCGAGACCACTGGCTATCGCCTTATGTGGTTTTGGAGAAGGTGTTGTTTTGGAAAGACTGGGAAACCATCGACTACAATACACCATGGGTCGAGACTTGGTCCAATCGCATTCTACCATTCAGCCAAGCATTGCAGAAGTTTCTAGACAAGATTCATCCAAAGGTAGACTACGTTAAAATTGACTACTGGGACACTTGGAGTATGGACCACACCTTGTCCATTATTATTCTACCAATGCTCAAGCAGCTGAAGGCAACTAAGCATGGTGCACCAAACGTGGACGATGAAGACGTACCTGAAGAATTAAAGTCGACTTCTGCTCCAGCAAAAGAGAACGAATGGGATACTGACGAAAATCACTTTAAGCGTTGGGACTGGATTCTTGATGAGATGATCTGGGCGCATGAGCAGAAAGGTGCTGACTGGCAGGAACAATACTATACTGGTGTGTCTGACTACGTTCATATCGAAGAAGATGACGAGAAGTATGGTAAAGTCTTTAGACTTGGTCATGGTCCAAACCATACGCAAAAGATTGACTGGGACGGTATGACCAAACACCAGAATCGAATCGATAACGGTATGCGACTTTTCGGTAAATACTATCAAGCACTATGGGATTAATATGAGTCAGCAAATTGCAGCATTATTGAAACCAAAGCCACGTGAGTCTGAGATCACAACCACTAGCACGAAGACTAAATTTGCATTCGTTCAGGTAGTTGACTTCCAGAACATTGGAGTTAAAGACGTCAACCTTAGAGCAAACGGCATCACAAGAGATGTATTAAAAGTGAAAGTGAGTTTAGCATGAAAGAGTTAGTGTTAAAATTTACAGACCCAGCTTACACGATTACAGTGACTAAAGCTGAAACGGCTGGACTGACGCATGTCATCTTCACACCGAAGATTGATAGCAGAGTTGGAGAGAAACCAACACCACAAAACAAATTTGAGATGTTCTTGGATGAAGAGAATGTCAAATCATTAATGAATTTATTGGGAGAATGAGTATGATCGCATCGAATAGCGGAGTTGACTTTATCACAGCAACTAAAATGGCAGGTGGTGATGTAGCAGAGTTGCTGGCATCGCCAGAGTTTAAAGAGTGGATGCTTGAGCATCTTGCTGAGAGTGAAGTGACTATCACGTTCACCAAGAAAGACGGTAGCGATCGTGTAATGCGTTGTACACGTAACGTGGCATCTATCCCAGTCGAGCACGCACCCAAGAACGAGAAGCCATCTACAGTTAAGACTGATGCCATCGCAGCATACGACTTGGACATTAGCGAATGGCGCTCATTCAACTTGTCTGCAGTTACACGTATTGATTGGAACCTTGATGCCTAATTTCTCACTAGCCAACAACCTTCTTATCAGCAAGAATGTTAAGTCAACGTTGTCTGCTGAGGAATGGAAACTGGACACACACAAACACTCTACGTTCATGATGAACAAGATTGCAACCTACCTCAACAAACGTCTTGAGAGTGGGTTTAACAATGGCTTACGCCAAGAAGAGATTCGTGCCATCATGCTTGGTTTGATGCACGAGTTTCGATTATATGGTGCTGCGAAGAAAGAAACCGAAAAGGTTCTCGACGAAGTACTTGGACGAATTTTTCCCAAAGGATCTTTACATGAATCTCAATTCCAATACTAAAGTGACTGCTGGTCTGATCGTTATTGCACTTGCAATTGCTGCAGTTGTAGTTGGACCACTGGTAACAATCTGGGCAGTGAACACACTATTCAGTCTTACAATTCCATACACTCTTGAAACTTGGTTTGCAACCCTAATCATGGGCGCATTCGTTCGTGGAGAGAGCATTCTTAGCTTTAAGAAGTAACCCTACGGTTTGCAGGGTTACTTGACATTTATTTGTAAATAGGGTATAATAACTCTATTAGGAGAAAACATGACGAACACTGCAAAACGTAAGGCATATCTTGCCAAGGCTGAACAGGCAAGAATGGACAAAGAGCCAAAGTTGTCCGAAGACAACTACAATCGTGACATCCTTATTGCACTCAACTACTACAACAGCGAGTATGATGCAAAGACCAAAAAGACTTGGGCACTAGACCACTTAGCTGGCAGTCAACCCCAACTGGCAGATAAAATCTCCAAAGTGGACGACTACTACTTTAACCAATATGGGGTACTATGTCGTCTTATGACTCGTGGTCAAGTGCTGTCCGAAGCACACATTGGTAAAATGAAAGAACTGTTGGATGTCATCAAAACTAAAATTCCGATGCCAGTGGCTGCTACACCAGCGCAATTCGCAAAGACGGCAGCAGCTGTCGTGGGCATTCAAGAAAGAATCCTTGAGAAGTCCAGAGAGTTCGCTGGCGAGGTTGATGGCGATATCGATGACTTTATTCAGGCAGGATGTCCCAAAGACTTCAAAATCAAAACTCCGATTAAGGCAGCGTCTCCTCCGATCCTCAAGTACCTATCAACTCATCTCGCGAAGACTGCTAAAGAGTTATCTGAAGCAATTGAAGGTAACGACGCTCAACTGGTAGAGGGTTACTCTCACCTAAAGAAAGTTGAGCTAAAGCGTTATCTTGCATTCATCGAGTCGTTGATCCAAACGTGCCAACAACAAGTCGTAGTTGCCAAAGGTTCACGCAAGCCACGTGCACGCAAAGCCAAGCCAGCTGCAGTCGTTGCTGCAAAGGTTAAGTACATGGCAACATCAGAAGAATTCAAAATCAAGTCTGAAGTGCCAGCCAAGATGGTTGACTCCGAGGAAGTTTGGATTTTCAATACCAAGACTCGCAAGCTGACTGTCTACAAACCTGCCAATGGTGGTTTGCTAGGCATCAAAGGCACAACTATCACCAACTTCGATATCGCAGCATCTATGACCAAGACCCTGCGTAAACCTGAATTGGTGAAAGACTACGCAACACTGACCAAGCGTCCGTTGAATACTGCATTCAAAGCACTCACTACAAAACCTTCTGTGCCTAACGGACGCATCAATGAAGAATGTATCATCTTGAAAGTATTTTAATGGAAAAGACAAACCACACTGAGATTATGCTCATTGCACAAGAAGAATGTGCCGAAGTTACCCAAGCTATCTCCAAAGTTTTTCGCTTTGGAATTGATGGTGTACATAATGGCAACACCAATCGTGCACGTCTAACTGAAGAAGTTGGAGATCTAAAGTGCATGATTGACCTGATGTGTCAAACAGGTATAATTGATGAAGCTGAGATGAACGAAGCTGCCGAAGCAAAGCTGAAGAAGCTGAAGCGTTGGTCCACCATTTTTGGAATGCCAGAGAACTACTAATATGATACTAATTGACTACAGCCAAGTTGCACTTGCCAACCTTCTTGCTTTCCAGAAGGACTTGAAAGCAGGTTCAGAGTCAGACGTGGAGAATTTGATTCGCCACACGACTCTGTCCACAATCCAATTTTATAAGAAGAAGTACCACAAGGAGTATGGGGACGTAGTCATCTGTTGCGATGGTCGTAACTACTGGAGACGTTCGTACTTCGAGCACTACAAAGCATCACGCAAGAAGAATCGTGAAGCCAGCGATCTGAACTGGAATCAAATCTTCGACATCTTGTCCAAGATTCGTGATGAGATCAAAGCCAACTTTCCTTATAAAGTTGTACACATTGACGCAGCTGAGGCTGACGACATCATTGCTGTACTGACTGCACAAGCGCAAGAGTTCGGCAGCTACGAGAAAGTCATGATTGTCTCTTCAGACAAAGACTTCAAACAACTACATCCACTAGGTGATGTTAAGCAATTCAGCCCAATGCACAAAAAGCTAGTTGTTAGCAAACACGACGAGGTCAAACGTCAACTGATCGAGCACATCGTTAAGGGTGATGCTGGTGACGGCATCCCTAACATCATGAGTAAAGACGACCACTTTGTCCGTGAAGACGCTGGTCGTCAAGCCATGGTCAGCGCCAAACGTTTGCAAGAATTCTACGACAAAGGTATCGATGCATGCCGTAACGAAGAAGAAACTCGCAACTGGCATCGTAACCAGACTCTGGTCGACTTCAACTACATCCCTGATAGTTTGCGAGAAGAGATCCTAAATGACTACCTAAATAATAAACCTACTGCTGACAAGATGAGCATCATGACTTACTTGATGAACCATCGTTGCAGATTGTTGCTTGAATCATTGGAGGATTTTTAATGGCTACAAAATTATTTTTCGAGATGCTGGACGAAGTGAACGCTGACGTGTCTCTACTGAAATCAAAGTATGCGCAGAGTGGCGCACTCAAACTATTGTTCGGACATGCGTTCGATCCTGAGAAGAAGTTTCATCTACCTGAGACTGATCCACCTTACAAAGAAGACAAGCATCCGATAGGTATGGCACCAACAACTCTATTGCACGAGGTCAAACGCCTGTATGTATTCACACGTGCAGACTTGACTAAGTTAAAGCGTGAAGGATTGTTCATTGACTTACTAGAGTCGATTGACAAGAACGATGCGAAGATTCTGTTGGCAGTTAAGAACCAGCAGCTGCACAAGCTGTTCCCTAAGATAACCAAGAAGGTTGTCACAGAAGCAGGATTCGTATGAACTATCTAAACATCACTAACATTGCAGACGGTACGACGATCACCACAGAGGTCAGAAACGTAGTTCTGAATCGCTCAGTGATGGTGATTCATCGTGCATTCGATACGTCCAAAATGTATCAAATCACGTTGGATTATGATGAAGAGTCAAAGACCTACGTTAGCCAAGAGTACACCGTGGATGCTGAATCGGTGTTCAAAATTGTAACCCCAGAGAGGCTTGTAAGGGTCTCTAGAGCGGGTAAAGGCTACTGGGGTGGTAGTGGGTGCTCAGACGGCACTTGCTAGGCTCTAGAGGGCTTTAAACGCCCCTAAATCCGTTGCTTTTACGCAACGAACAATAACCCCACCAAGAGTGGGGTTTTCGCATTTACTTGTTGCCTTTTATTCACCCTTGCTGTATAATAACTACAGTTGATTAGGAAGAAGGAATGAAAATGGAAAAGCTGCCTCGTAATGTGTTGTCCGTGACTATCGTCAACGGTGTCAAAACCACAGTGTACAAACCACGCAAGGCTCCAAAGCCAACTATGCGTTCGGTTTCTTCTCGTGGCTTCGTGCAGGGTTCGGGTGGTATCGCCACTGGTTTCCCTTCAACAGTAAAATTTGTTGGAACTGCTTGACATTTATTTGACTTTGAGACATAATAACGGTGTCGGGTTTGAAGAAGGGATTAGTAATGACTAAGTTTAAGATGGGTGGTAGTGTGAATGGTACTTGTCTACAAGGCTATGTAGCTACCACTTACTCAGATCTGGTTGCAATCTTTGGAGAGCCAACTTATCGTGGTGACGACAAAACCACTGCAGAGTGGGTCGTGACCTTTGGTCGTGGCAAAGACAAAGTTGTAGCTACAATCTATGACTGGAAAGAAGACGAAACACCAATGTGTGAGTACGACTGGCATATCGGTGGACATAGCACCAAAGCAGTTGATCTTGTCTGTGGTGTTGTAGCTGAGTATCAAAGCATGGTTTGTGAACAACTTTCTGGAGCATAAGTATGAATGATTGGGATCGAGATAATCTGGAGTTTCTGTTATCAGCCAACAAGCAAGTTCTTGATGACTGGTACAAGACTCTCACTCCCGATGACTTACTATACGCATTTGAACTCTTATCGAAGCATCGTGACGAGTTGACTGAGCGTATCGAAGAATTAGAGTTAGCTGAGAAAGAGGAAGAAGGTTTCCCCGAAGCAGTTAGCGTGTTGGAAAAGTTTGTTACAGGAGAACGATAATGAAGAAAGTTGTAGCAGGTCTAGTGGTAGCGTTATGTGCATCAACAGCAATGGCTGATGGTGGATATCGTGGTCATCATGGTTACCATGGTGGTGGCGGTAATGTATTGATTCCAATGGTCATCGGCGGTATCGTCGGATACGGTGTGAGTCGTGCTCAGCAACCACAGGTGATTGTGCAACAACAGCCAGTGTATGTTCAACCACAGCCATATTACTCTCTGCCTCCACAACAAGTTTGTGAGTTGCGCAGCGAAGTGGTGAATGGTCAAATCATACAAGGCAACTTCTGTTACTACCGATGAAACAAAAATGGATTGAAGCATTCATGGACACAGCAGAGCGTTTTGCTCAGTTGAGTTCTGCGGTGCGATTGAAGGTTGGTGCTGTTGTCGTCAAAGACAATCGTATCATCTCTATTGGTTACAATGGTATGCCGTCTGGTTGGACCAATGTGTGTGAAGATGTCGTTGACGTCCCACCCACTGATCCTCGCTATGACTACTATCACTTCAACAAAGAGTTGAAAACGAAAGACGAAGTGATCCATGCAGAAGCGAATGCGATTCTGAAACTTGCCAGAGATGGAGAGAGTGGATCGGGTGCTGATGTGTTTGTGACTCATGCTCCATGCATCAACTGTGCAAAGTTGATCTACGGTGCAGGGATACGAAACATCTACTATCGTCATGCTTACAGGGATCGTGGAGGTCTTGACTTTCTCGAGAAGTGCGGTATACTAAGTGAACAAGTCTGACAAATTATTTCAAAAAAGATTGAAACTTGTTGGATAAGTTGACTAAATAAATAACATGCGGTAGAATAGGTCTATCGCAAAAACTATCAAAGGCATTAAGTGATAACTCTCTTAAGATCATCGTCCAAACAGCATCAACCGTTGAATAACGGCTGGTCAAACACACGTAGTGTATTTACGTGCGTGATGGCGATTGAGGGATCTGGTTATGCGATTGATAGTTCTGAGGGTTTTGGTAAGATGAAGTAACTGTATACAGTCTACTTACCCAAACCCTCGATGATGAAAGTCTCGAGGGTTTTTTGTTTGTAAGGTGTTGACATTTATTCGCTGTTGCGATAAGATTCAATCCCTTCGTTGATGTGGTCTTTACTGCTCAACATACGATCTTTTAAAATTTAGTCCAATTG